TCTTCGGGGACAATTAGTGCGGATATAGATGTTCTTTCAAGTATAAAAATAATTTATTCATTCACAGCTTCATCAAACGCGACTTTTAAATTTCAATTTGCACAAAATACAGCGGTAGCAGCAACAACGGCACGCACTTGGAAAGGATCAATATTAAAGTATAAAAGAATAGACTAATGGCAACAAGCAAAAGAAATGCTCAGATAAGTATTGTAGTAGATACTTTACAAACAGAGGTAGGATGGACGGAAGATTTTCCGATACAAGGCGGTCTACACGTTCACGACGGTAAACTAAAATACCACAACGAAGGTGCTATCGAGCCACTACAGAAAGAGTTAGTCTCAGGCACGAATATTAAAACTATAAACGACCAAAACTTACTAGGTAGCGGAGATATATTTATAGGTGGTAGCGGACTGAACACGGGTGCTGTAGTTTTCGTAGATAATAAAGACGATTTTCCAGCTGCTTCGGGCGGTGTGATTACTCTAGCTGCTAACGTTACCTACTTTCTTACTAATACGGTGGATTTACTAGGTGCAAGGTTAGTATGTGGTGTGAACACTACGTTAATAGGTGGCTCATCTGAGAATTGCAGAATTAAATCTACGGGACTAACAGGAACGGCTTTGATTACGTCTAACTACTCTTTGCCTATGCGAAATATAACCATAGAAGCAGACGTAGCTTTGAACTTAGATGGGGACGGAACGACTACAGCGCTAGACTGGTTCGGAGTAAACTTTACGGACTGCGCTACGGTAGGAACGGTTAGAGACTATACCAATTTTATCATGGCAGACTCCGCTTTCTTGAATAGTGGTAACCTAACCTTTGACGGGACGATAGGGACGGTAGGGTTTTCACAATGCCTATTTAACGTTAATGCAAGTGGCACAGCTTTCATCTTACCCGCTACTTTGACAGTTACTAGACGTTTCAGAGTTATTTACTCTTCGTTTATAGTATTAAGTGGTGAAACGGGTATCAATGTAAATGCTTCTACAACTATTCCGACTGAGGGTTACATATTAGATACGGTGAACTTTAGTGGAGGTGGTACGTATTTGGCGGGAATTACGCACACTTCGAATAAATCTCTATTTATTAACTGTACAAACATCACAAACACAGCTGTAAATGGTCAACTTTATATGCAAGGTAACGCAACTGCTACTACTATAAGCAATAACACAGACTTTTTTAAGGTCTCAGGGACTACTTCGGCTAGTGCTGACAACTCTAAGTTCACACACGCAAACAACCGACTAACGTGTGATGCTGTAATCTCCCGTAAATACCTTATACTTTGTGTACTTTCTTTTACAAGTTCTGCTAACGACATATGTGAATTTGGTTTTTATGACAGCCAATTAACAGCGGTAAGGACTCCATCTAGAACAAAAGCCACAGCTAACGCTTCGGGACGCGCTGAGAATGTCTCTTTTAGTTGCGTAGTGACAATGAAAGCTAACGATTATCTAGAAATACACTGCAAAAATACAAGCGGTGCGAGGAATATTACAGTAGATCAGTTAAACTTTACAGTTACTGAGATTAAGTAAAAAAGTAACAAACAAACAATAAGTAGTTAAACCTTTAAATTAAATAAATTTATGAATCTGAAAGAAAACATTAACTCAATTTTGCGCTCTGTAGGTCTAAAGGCTGAAGAGATTAAGCTAGAGCAAATGAAACTAGATGACGGAGTAACCGTTCTAGAAGCTGAAGTATTCGAAGCGGGACAGCCTGTTTCTATTGTTGCCGAAGACCAAATGATTCCTCTACCTGTAGGAGAATATTCTCTAGAGGACGGACGTATCTTGGTAGTAGCAGAAGAAGGTCTTATTGCTGAGATTAAAGAAATGGAAACAGAAGAAGAAGCTCCTGTAGAAGAAGCACCTACAGACGTTCCTGTTGCTGCGACTGAAAGCCCAGCTACTCCTAAGGTAGTTATCGAGTCCATAGTTAAAGAAATGAAGTTTAGCGAAGTAGAAGAATTGAAAGCGTTGGTTACTGAACTTAAAGCAGAAATCGAAACTTTGAAGACTCCTGTACAAGTTGACTTGTCAGCAGATGAGCCAGCGGCTGAACCTATCAAACACAACCCTGAAGCTGAGGTAGAACTTTCAGCTGTAAATACAAAGAGCCTTTCTAAGAGAGGACGTTTAACAGAATTTCTAAACAAAAAATAAATATGTCAACATCATTATCAGTAAACAGCAATTACGCTGGAAAAGTTGCGGGTGAAATCATCGGCAAATCATTTAAAGAAGCGGACACTATCACACGTGGACTAGTTACCGTACTACCTGACGTAGATTTTCAAATATCTCTACGTAGAATCTCTTACGCTGACGGACGTACTAACTACGCTTGTGGATTTACTCCAGCGGGAGCAGTAACTCTTGACGAGGTACTTCTTACTCCAAAGAAAATCAAGAACGAACAAGAAATCTGTAAAGAAGACTTGCGTCAGATTTGGTCTTCTGCTACTATGGGCTTCTCTGCTCATAACGACTCTATGCCTAAGGACGTAGAAGCTGCTTTGTTGGCTGAAATCCTTGCAGATACTGCTGAGGCGGTAGATTTGGAGATTTGGCAAGGTCTTGCTGCTACTTCAGGTCAGATCGGTGGATTCATCGAGCAGTTTGACGCTGACGCAGACGTAATTAAGGCAAACAACGGAATTACTCCAGCTGCTGCTGCAATTACGAAGTCTAACGTTATTGCTGAAATCGAAAAAGTATTGAACGCTGTTCCTGTTGCTCTTCGTCGTAAGGCAGACCTAGTTTTCGGAGTTTCTGCTAACGTTGCTTTGGCTTATACTCAGGCTCAGGTTTCTGCGGGAATCTCTAATGGTCTAGGTGGTGGAGACATGACTCTTCAGTACGGTTCTTACAAGATGGAGATAATCAATGGACTACCTGATAACACTTTTGTAGTTTACCAAAAGAAAAACCTTTATTTCGGTACAGGACTTTTGGCTGACCATAACGAAGTACGTATCAAAGACCAAGACGAATTGACTCTTACAGGAATGGTTCGTTACAAAATGGTTTACACAGGTGGTACAGCTTATGTAAATGCTAACGAAATCGTTTGGTATTTGTCAACTGAGGCGGTATCTTAATCTGACCTAATAACTAGAATACGGGGAGGGCGCAATCCCTCCCTTTTTTATAACATTAAAAACATAAAATATGTCATGTGATTTAACAATGGGTAGAGGTGTTGCTTGTAAAGATGCAAGCGGAGGTCTTGACGCTGTCTACTTTGTGAACGGGGACGATCTTCCATTCACTAATATTACTTTCGATGCAACGAACACAGACGTTATCGAAAGCGTAACAGGTTCACCTAATGCATTCAAGTGGGACTTGAGAGGTGTATCTGATTTTACTACTACTATCGTATCTTCTAAAGATAACGGTACTACTTACTTTGAGCAAGTTCTTAACCTTACTTTCACGAAGCAAGATGTAGACACACATAAACAAGTTAAATTGTTGGCTTTCGGTAACCCTAAAGTAATCGTTAAGGATAACAACTCTAACTTCTATATGTTCGGTGCTGAGTTCGGAATGGACGTAACAGGTGGTACTATCGTAAGTGGCACGAATTTAGGTGACATGAATGGTTATACTTTGGTCATGACGGGTATGGAGCGCACACCACACAACTTCTTAGAGGCGACAACTGAGGCTGGTCTAGGAACAGCTGGATTTACGGTAGTTGAAACAGTAGTATCTTAATTACCTTTATTATATTTTGAATGAGGGAGGTCTAACGGCTTCCCTTTTTTAGTAACAAATAGCCAAGTCTAAGTTAATCTTATATGATTATTTTAGAAGAAAGTAATACGTCACAATCATTCTACTGCATCCCTCGTTATTACGAAGCTGACAGCGTTACATTTACCAATGAAACAACGCAAGAAGCAGTAAGTTACAATATAGATGCGGTGACTTCAGATCATTACCTAATCATTACAGGTACGTTTGATTTACGGGACGGAATTACATATCTACTAAAAGTCAATAGCGGAGGTACGGAGGTTTACAGAGATAAGGTATTTGTTACAGACCAAGTAAGCTACTCCATAAACAACGATTACTTCGTATCACACAATACTACAAACGAATTTATTATAATTTCATGAGCGTAAACGTAATTGAATTAAGCGTATATACACAGCCCGTTATTAAAGAAAGTACACGGGATGAATGGGTAGAGTACGGAGAAAAGAACGATTATTACACATGGTTAATTGACCGTTACAGAAATTCACCTACTAACAACGCTGTAATTAATCACATTGTTCGTCTAGCTTACGGCAAAGGACTGAGCGCAAGAGATGCGTCAAGAAAGCCGAATGAATACGCTAGAATGCTTTCAATGGTTTCTAAAGATACTCTAAGGAATGTAATCACAGACTTGAAGTGTTTGGGTAACGCTACGTTTCAAGTAATCTACTCTAAGGACAGAAAGTCAACTCCAAAGATTGAACACTTACCACAGCATTTGTTAAGACCTGAGAAATGCGATAAAGACGGAAACGTTAACGCATGGTATTACTCAGACAACTGGGACGATGTTAGAAAATTCCCACCTAGAAGAATCCCTGTGTTTGGTACGTCTAGTGAAAGTATTGAAATACTCGTAATGGGTAAATACTCTTTAGGGCGTAAATACTTCAGTACGGTAGATTACGAAGGTGCGCTAGATTACTGCGTACTTGAAGAGGAGATAGCAGCTTACTTGATTAACGAGACTAAAAACTCTTTCAGTCCTACTATGGTCGTTAACTTTAACAACGGGCAAGGTGACGAAGAAAGCAGAGAGCGTACAGCTAGACAAGTTGAAAATAAGTTAACCGGTAGCACAGGTAAAAAGGTAGTAATCTCTTTTAACGACAACGAAACGTTAAAAACAACCGTAGACGCTATTCCTTTAAACGATGCACCACAGCATTACGAATATTTATCTAAAGAGGCGCAATCTAAGATACTTTCTAATCATGGAGTAACGTCTTCTATGCTTGTAGGTATTACAACGGAATCACAAGGTTTTAATTCTAACGCTGACGAGATACAGACTGCTTCTAAGTACTTTCATAACACGGTTATCATTCCGCTACAAGAAATAGTGTTAGATGCTTTAGAAACTATCCTAGCATTTAACGGGATAGCTTTAGATTTGTTCTTTAAGAGACTAAACTTGCTAGAAGACTTAGAAGAGGTTAAGACTGACGTTCAGATGAGTTCTCAAGACCTAGACACATTGATATTTAACGAACTTGATAAATACGCAGACAACGATCTTGAAGGGTGGGAATTGGTAGATAGTCAGAAAGTAGATTACGATACTGAGGACGAACTAGACGCTTATCTAAACGAGTTAAACAGCCCAAAGCAAAGCCTACTATCTAAAGTATGGAATTTCGTCTCTACGGGGACAGCTAGACCTAATACGTCAAGCGAACAAGACGGTAATATCTTTAAATCTCGCTACAGATACACAGGAGACGTTAAGGATAACTCAAGGGAGTTCTGTAAGAAGATGGTTAAGGCTAACAAAGTCTACAGAAAAGAAGATATTATACAAATGGGGTCTCAAGTAGTTAACAAAGGATGGGGGCCTGAGGGAGCAGACACTTATTCTATTTGGCTATACAAAGGAGGAGGAGCTTGCGGTCATTATTGGGTGCGTGAAACTTACTTAAGAAAGTCAGACGTTAACAACCCTAACGCTCGTAAATATACACCAGCAGAAGTTCGTAAAGCTGGTGAATTAGTTCCTTTAACTGAC